AAAAAATACATTTATAATATAAGAATTACTTTTTTATCATTGATTTCATCACTTTTCATATACCACACTACTTTTGGTCTAAACACTTTTTATGAGTTGTTAATAATTAAACTTCATATGCTGTGGTGTTTGATAATAGGGGGTAGAGAATGTATCAATAGTTTTCTTATTCGTAGAACTAACAACTGTAATCTTTTCTAGCATATCAAGAGATGACTCAAACAACTCGACAAAGTGCTCACGATAATACAAGTCCTTCAACTTCTCACCCTTTACAATGATTCTAGGTAAGGCAGGGAGGGTTATCTGAATGTGCTTATATCCCTCATCATCGAGAGACTGATTCTTGAAGACCGTATATAGGTAATCTAGAACCTCATCACGATTCATATTTGTTAGCTTGTGCACGATAGGGTTAGCAGTTAAGTTGTCGTTGGTATCGCTATATGTTACATCATAATTTCTGCAGGTAAGATTCTTTCTGATGCGGATACTGTCATCATTATTGGAAGAATCAATGTTCTTAATTAGGTGGATTAGAATAGATGCATCAGAGTAATCCATTCTTGTGATATAGTTACATAGTGTCACAAGTATGCATTCAATTTTTGAGCAGGGTTAATTATTTTTTGTATGAGAATGCGCTGTTATTAGATAATTTGTGTACTTGTTGGTTAATATTATTAGATATCTCATTAACGGTATTATTATCCGAATTAGTAGTAAGAGAGTATATCTTATTTTGTTCAATAAGATTATCAATATTTGGCATAGTGGGTGGAAGTGTGCGTGCGGTAATATCAGCAGTAAAATGTTTATAAGGTAGAAGATTCGGCCGAGAATTAGGAGGAGGAAGGCTAGGATCTTTTATAACATTATTAAAAGAATATAATGTTGCCATAGCAATATTGTATGGGGTTACATTTTGGGTATTATTGCGCTTATACTCTAGTGATTTTTTAAGATCATTTGCGATATTATTTGATACATCTCTTAGGGAATTTAGTACCAAGTTCTTATGTTGAATTGTAGAAGCATTAGATGTATTTACGTTTATGTTATAAGCAGTACTTAATAACTTTAATACAGAATCAGCATTAGAATAAGCAGAAAATAGCGTGGTTTCATTATCTGTTGCATTCCTGATTGCTAAGGTTAATTTATTAGAAATTGATTGTATTGTTTTTGATTGAGAATTTGCTGAGCGATTTCCAATAAATGTATTAATAGGGGCAACAATTGAAGAGAATGTTGTTACAAAACTAATAGCAGTATCAAGTGTCTGTTTTTCTGATATAAATGTACTAGAGTAAATATTTTCAATTGATAATACTGTTTTTAAGATATTAGCAGCGTTATTAGTTACTGCTGTTATCTCACTTACAAGTCTGGTATCATATTCTTCATTAGTACTAATATCTAACAGAAATCCTGGTGAAAGTGTATCTAAAGTTTGAAATCTGAAGGCAGTATCAAGTAATTGATTATTGACAGCCTTCTGAAGATAGAGTGAATCTCTAGCAATAGTGAGATTTGAATCAAGGTTCTGAAAAATAGTACTGAGTTGATTTGTAGGTGTTGAAATATCAACGATAGTAGGATATTTTAATCTAGAAACAAATGAACTCATATATGAAATAGTATCATTAACAACCATTATAGAAGTTAATAACGGAGATCCAGGTTGAAACTGATAGATAAGATTTATATTTCCACCAATTCTTGATACTGGACCCTGTATTATTTTAGAAATATCTTTAATAAGTGTATTAATTGATCGTGTAACAAAGAGGTTATTCGTTATATGTGAAGATTTTATAATAATAGAACTAAGTATCATCTGTGTAACGTTTATATTGTTATTCAAGTTAGTATAAGAAGTATTAATGAGATTCTGCGAAGTTTGCTTAGATATACCAAGGTTAGTTGAGGCGGTATATAAAATATGAGGATCAACTGTATGTAGAGGTATATTTCCAATTGCTGTAATAGTGGAATATGATGCTATATTACTAGATAATATTTCGTAAGCCTCTGTAATTAAGTAACCTGAATAAGCAGCATCATTACAATATTTTGCAACTGTTTTGGCATTTATATAATCTACATTAGCTGCATTATAAGCGAATTGATTAAGAATATTTACTTCCCTCGAGGCTAATTCATATATTTCTGATACATTCCCTGTGTTGATTGATTGTAATCGCCTTGTTAATTTTATTTGATCCTCTACACTAATATTTGTATTAAGAGATCTATTAAGAGATCTATTATTTTCTACATTTATTCCATTTATCTCAATAAGTTGTGAGTATAAGGGGTCGCTTGTATTTATTGTTGTAAAACTATATGTTTCATCCATCGTATTACTCTATTATACAACTATAGAATATAAGCGCTAATTTGTCGGAACTCTTTTAATATGCAAACATTAACGTGCCACGCCCCCCATAAATTCTTAAAATATTATAAGTTTCTGCGTAAGAATATACTAGATATCTGTTTACAAAATCATCTGTCACGTTTCCTGTCTTACCATGGAATCTTAGGATTAATTGTAGTCGTTGAATTTTATCCATATTTGCCTCTCCAAGTGGCATAGAGAATGGGGTTAAGCCATTTTGAATACCTAGAGGTATATTATAGAAATATCTATTTACCCACGGGGCCTTCCTTTGCTCAATTGATGGTATTAATGATCGAAATATACCTACATTCTCAGTGCTAATACGGTTTAATGTTTCAGCATAATTTAAGGCAAGCCATCTTATAGGTTCAGAATTTCTTGAGGAGAATCCTGGACTTAGACCCCCTGGAAGCCTCTCATCTAATCCACTAGCATCTGGCCACCATGGGGCGAGTGTGACAAGAGAATTACTTAGATCGCGTGTACCTAAAAAGGGAGCATTGAAACCAGGTGCATAATAATTCTGACAGTAAAAAAATATATCTCGCGTAGGGTTGGGTATAATCAATGGTATTCTAGAAAATGCATTATTCTGATTATCAACTGGGTCAATTTTATAATGTTGAACAACTGGTATTTGAATATCTGCTATACGAAAACGATTTGATTCTGGTTTATCAAGATAAATATACTCAACTAGTAGATAGGCGTCTGATATTGAGAATTGAGTAGGCATATTTAGAGTAGAGGGGTATTTAGATACAGGTGCCCCTGGTGATCTAATTGGCTCTAATCCAGGCACTACAGTGCCAGATGGGTTAGAGTAGTAAAAGGGAGATGCTGCCATTGACCAGAGAGAGCCGCCTGGTAAATTTGTTAAAGTAACATTCCCATTCTTATCTACTAGCCTTGATTGCGTATAATAAAGATTATTTATAACATTAAAGTCCAATGTTATACGAACTTCATCAATATTTAGAGCATCTATTGGTAAATAACAGCCTGGATCACCTCTACTAAACCAAAAGGGTAGATTTACAACTACTTGCTCGGAAGTATTGGAATTTCCAAATGATGTGTCTGTAAATCCATTATCTTTCCTACAAAGTTGTCTATTTGACTCAACTGTCTTCTCCAGGGGAGTTTGAAACTCATCGATTATCTCCATTAGTTGACCTGAGATTGTATCAACCAATGAGCCGCCAATATGTATCTGGGCTTGATTTACTAAATTATGACCTAGTGAATTAGTCCAACCAAAATGTGGGCCTACAAAAGTGACTGTGTTGCCACTAACTTTAGAATTCTGTGCTAAGACTTGAGGTGTTCGTATATCTGGCATTTGTACAACCAAAAAAACTCTTGAGATTAGTTCTCCTTGAACAGGTAAACGTGCCACAGCAGTTTTGCCAAAATCTGGGTTCGTATCAAAATCAATTCTTGCCCAACTTGTTCCGTAACGCCCTGCTTTCACCAGAACGTATAGAAAGGATTCTATGGTTGGATGATCTTTAGGAGGCTGTAATCTCTCATCCTGTATGCCTGTTGATATAATTTTTAGTAGGCTAGCCACCATTCTATTCATCTTTCATCATTTTGTTTATGCCATACTTACGATGCTGTTTACAGAAATTCTCAGAAAAGGCATCTTTCATTAGACAAGAGCGTTTACAAGGGTTACCCTCCTTTGTAAGCGCAATACAAATATAAGCCATGCTGGCACCCTTTCTAACCTTGTTTCTCATCCATGCTTCAGATGACCGATCAAAGAAGTCTGATGTAAACTCTTCAATGCCTGACATTTATAAGGAAATTATGGTATACCAAATAATCAATTTTAATCGATGAATACCTTATTACAGATACCATTACCAAATCTAACCCACTGAAAAGCAAAGACAAATACTCGAACTTCCCATTCTGTATCAGATCCTCCTGGGGGCTTTACATTCAAGGTTAGACGAAGAGAATTTAGACGACTCGCGTTCATCGACCCCGTTGGGTCATGTTGACCTGGGTGTCTAGCAAAAGAATACCCATAGACAAAAGCATCATATGAGGATTTTCCACCTCTATGTGCCCTTGCGATATGAGAACGAAACCATGCTTCATCTTGAGATATTATATCAATTCCATTTGCTTGAATCTTAGCAGAAACTAAAAGGGGTTCCAAGGGGGCAAAGGTAGGATCATAATCCTTTTCTAGAGTAGCACTATAGTTAGTCCAATCATTATTAAGAGTTATAGCAGCCTTACGCCTTACAAACCAAATAATTTCCTCAACTGGTTGATTTGCTTCTAAAGGAAGTTGAACAGTAATAAGATCGTTTCCAGATTTATTTACAACATATTTTAAGGGTTCTGTAAAATCAAATTGTTGAATCTCACGAAAAGATTTCTCAAAGGGTTGTCTCAATAACATCTCACGATATGGTCCATCTACAAAAACACCTTGTGTAAGTAATTGTATATTTTGTAAGTTAGGTTCATCAACTAATGTATTAAATGGCTGAATTTTGTTGAATGTAAGCCTAGAATCTGAAAATAGTGGCGCCTTTGATAATGGTGTATCATTACAAGAAGCACGTGATCCAGATTGAATGCGAACAATCTGATCAAATCTCTTTAAAGTAATGCGAATTCTTATAGTTCCGTCTCTACAGGCAATGATTGGAAATGTAGATGTTTTTGGCTGTCGTAACATAGAAAATGTTAATGGAACTGTAATCCATCCCTCTTCACTAAAAAAAGGATTGAGTCCATTTAGTGATTTTATTTGATCAATTGTCTTGATACCAAGAGTATCATATAAACCTACTTGTATATTTAAGTCTGGGAATAAAATGCTACTGATATGTATAGAATCTCCAGTAATTCTTTCTAAGACTTGATCATCTACCTCCAATGTTGCTTCTTCGATAATAGAGGTGCCAAGTGAATTACAGTACGTCCATAACTGAGATGAGTCTTGAGGGATTATTATTTTATCTGTAAGAAGTCTTCTTATATAACTAGGATACCAGTCACTCAACTGTAGTTGAATAAAGAGTCCACTGATTAAATCTCCACAATTTGTATCTCCTATTTCAAATGTAAAGGTATTTCCAAATGATGCTGGTCCACGGAATGTATGTTCTCGCATAACAGAAGACATTGGAATTGTCCGTAGACCCTCATCTCTAGTAAATCTAGTTACTGACGCATTCAATGGAAAAAGTGTATTATCTTGAAGATCTCGTGATACTAAATCTAATAAGGTTGTAGCAGATCCTTTTGGTTGTTTTGTCCCATATGCGTTTTGACTGATGTCCATCTACTTAGTTCCTGTGCTTCCAAATCCACCCTCACCACGCACTGTCTCTGGAAGAGAGTCTACATACGCAACCTCCTTAATATATCCAAGCGCTGGAGCAATAACCTGGAATAGACGAGTTCCTGGCTCAATAACATGAGCAAGAGTTAAGGGAAAGGCGACAGATATTAGTGGCGCCTTGAGTTCACCTCGGTAAGAGAGATCAATAATTCCACGACTATTTGCCATCATGTAACCGGTTTTGTAAATGGATGAACGGGGCTCTAGAGTGAAATGTGAATCCTCTAGTAAATCTACACCCGATTCCATTGGAGTAGACTTCGTCATCCGCGCCTTGACACCAAGAGGAAAGAGGGTTGCTACATTTGTAGGGTTTACAGTAGATACTACCTTCAAATCATATCCCGCATTATCAGCACTCAACTTCTCAACTGTGCCAACGGGAGGGTAGAAGGGCTTTCCCTGCTCTGTAACTAAGAGTTCAAGACGATACGTAGCCATACTTATTATACGGTGAGTCAACTATCAAATTTAAGGGTACCTAAAAAAATTGACATTAAGGTTCACAAGTATAATTGGTATGACGCGCATCTCATACGTAATTGATAAGAGTGAAGAGACCTCTTGCTGTGTTAGGCGGAATCCAAACCCTAGTTCCTACTTGAGAGGGCAAATTCAGGGTATCATTCTTCTCTTTGCTATATATTCTACATGCTATCTAGTAAATTATAATGTAGCATGCCTTACAACGATGGTCTGTATCCAGTTAACAGGTATCAATGTATATTTGACCCTACGAGCATTAGAGCAACGACGAAATGATAGTCTTGATGTATCAAGAGATTCAGATGATTCTGGTGGATCAACTGACTCTGGGACAGATGAGTGTGACGATCTTGCTAATCAGGATGAGAAGGATTTCAAGGAACTTTCTGATTTAATCCGCCTAGAAACAACTGTCGATGAAGATAGTGAATTTGATGACATGCCACCCCTCATTCCTCTTAACCCCAGTGTTGGAATAGATGAAAATAAGGACTTTGACGGTATGCCTGATCTTATACCTTATATGGCAGTAAACGAACTGTCATTGAAGCAAAAAAATCATGGTGCTAGGTTTGTAAGATCTATGAATTATGAGCAAGTAATGGCTTATGAGAGAAATATTCAGAGACTCATTAATGAAACTGCGGAGAGAAATGCTTTAAGAGCAGGACTGGCAGAAGAGATGGAGATTATCAGGGAGGTTAATAGTCTTCTTAAAGATAACCATTACCTTTATGAATATCTGAAGGACTATAATTAATTTCCAAACAACAGGCCACCTCTTTGAGATTCAATTAAATAAACACCCCAACCGATAGAAGTTGAACGCATGGTTACTCTTTTTTGTCCGTTACTACATGGTAAAGTATCTAAAATATCTAATCTAAGAGTTGGTTTATCTGCACTAGTAAAATTTACAGTTCCTGATGGCTTTCGCATTTCTGGTGCCTTATAACCATATTGTGGACCTATTGTGAAAGATATCCATGATACAGGAATGCCTGGGGTTTTTTCACACTTTGTCCACGGGGATATATTCTGCCAAAGAGTTGACGGCCATGATTTCTCACGCTCCTTGGCAGCAATAATTAATTGTATATTATTGTAATAAGATCCTGTTCCGAGTGGATTCCTCAGATTCCATAGTTGATTCCTCTCAACGTTATATTCAGATTGAAACATTATCATAATAGATTCTGATGGATGCCTTCCATCTATCCGCTTTGTAATATATGAAGATCCTCCATTTCCAACTGATATATAATCTGATGGGTCTAAGGTTAATCTATTTTCGAAAGGTCTCAGAAAGGGGATCTGAAAGTTCGTGCCCTGAATAATTGCCTGTAAATCTTGTCTCACATATCTTTGTGTTGTCTCAAGAGTAATTATAGGTTTCCCTATATTTTCTCTTTTAATTGGCATAAAAGGTGTCTGATTTCCATTCCTATCAGTAAATTTAAGATCGGTTCGTGACCACGGAGTAGGCTTAATTGCTTGTGAAGAAGATTCAACTAAATCCTCTAACTTTCTTAGTTTACAACGAATTCTAAATTTCTGACCGGGAAGGGCTACAAAAGGTAGACCACCCTCATCTGGGTGAGCACAGCCAATCAATGGTAAACGTAGAGTAAGTCTTTTTGGTGTAGCATTTCTTTGAATATCTAGGGGAGATCCCTTATGACATCCAAGTTCTTTAAGAACAACTGGTTCTTGAGATAAAGAACTCTGAAAATGAAACCAACTGTATAAAAAGTCACCGCTGAATTCCTGGAGTAAGAGTTGATCCTGGTAAAACTGAATCTGTTCAAATAAGAAGGCACCAATACCTTGTGTATACCCATAAGTCTGCCCTGTTGAATCTGAAATGATATTTGTCTGATTCAAGGGTGCTATATTAAGAGGAAGCCAGGATGGTAGATCAACGACTAGGGAAGCAGAAATCATGATATCTCCAAAGACTTCCATTTCCCATTCTACTGTTCTACCAAAATCAATCATATTCAGAGGTTGTGTCTGTCGTGTCTCATCAATTGTAGCAGGCCATGTCTTAATATTATAAGAAAAGGGAACGTGGGCAGATTTATCATTACTCATAAAATATACGTCTTTTTTACCTCTCGCCACAAGTTCTAATAGAGAACCTTCTGCCGAGGTGTTTGGTCGATCCATCTAATTGGTTTAATATATCTGTTTAAAACTTATTACGCCTCCTTGTTTTTCTTTTAAGAGTTTTTCTTCTAAGAGTTTTAGCCTTAGGGGGGTGAAGAAGTCTGTGAATTTCTGCAGCGGTTTCTCTGATTTCTTGTTTTTCTTTTTCAGTTCTTGCTTGGGAAAGTTTATATTTTAATGCTCGTTTTAAGAGGTAGTCTGTATTAGATTTATCTATACCCTTTGCCTTGACTAATACTGCTACTATGTCTTTTTGCATAAAAGCTACTGCTTCCTGTAATGGCCTGAGTTCTGTATATTCAGATGGTTCATTCAGATTTATTCCACGATTCACTAGTTTTTCTATCATATGTGGGATGCCTTCATCTTGATATCTCTCAAGCATTTCCCTTGTTGCCTTACTCTGAATAGCATTATTAGACATTTGATTAATATAAGCCTCAGCTCCCTCTAAGGATTTTCTTCTTCTTTGATATATACGGTCATTATCGGAATTGTGATGGTAGATTGCTCTACAAGAAAAATTATAATGAATTCCAGGGAA